ACTCTTTTTGCGAGGTCTTCCACGCTTGTTAGGCTTCTTTCCGTTTGGCTTGGCTTCTTTTTCTTCCATTGTCTAATGTATTCCAAATGGAACGCTCGCTATTTTTTGTTTCTTCGCTGCTCTTCTTGATGGTCATATCGGTGGTGTGGTACAATCTAAATAACTTGGTATCATACCAATGCCACGAGTCTACCTCTTCCCACAACTCATCAATAAGGTTGTTGTGAGCCATTTCCATCTCGTAATTTGGATCATCCATCTCTCCCTCTAATTCCTCAAGCTCACTAAAGGTCATCGCCTTTTGGGATGATATGTACAGGTTGCGTAAAACAACAAAGACGAAGTAAGTATTTACCTCGTCCTCGTTATACATAATCCTTTCGGGGTTCTCTACATACTTGTACATCCGCAAGTACATATCTTGAACTAAATCTTGAGCCGAATCTCTATCCGCTCCGAAGGACATTGCCATCCGAAGCCACTCATCGTGTCGTTTAGATAGAAGTTCAAGTATCACCAATGTGCCTCAATAATGAATAGACCTATGCAGATTTGTATTTCGTGGGTCGGGAAATCTCCATCCTCATAGTTGCAATAATTGAACCCAAATAGTATTCCAGTAAGGGGATAGATGGAGAAGTTCATATTAGTTCCTTTAATTTAAGATACTTGTCTTTATAGAAAGATAACTCATTGACCTCTTTCTCCCTCTCTTTGAGTTTTAGTTTTAGTTTGTTGATCGTGATAAGCATATCCCCGATGGTGAGTTCTTGCTCTATCTCCTCCCCGATAATACGCTCACGCACCACTTCGGCCTCTTTATAAAGTTTGATGTAGTCATCGTACATCATATTGGCGGAATGGGTCTTCTTATAGTGGACGATGCTTGAATGGTCACGCCCCAAGACACTTGCGATGTCAACAACACGGAAATGCTTACGGAAAGCATTGGCAAACGCTGCCCGTGATAAAACATTCTTTCGGTGATTGGTAAGAGAGTTCTCTCCTTGAAAAAAGGTATCTGCTGCAATTAAGAGTTTTCCTATGTCCATTTTGTTTCGGTAATATCTCCGTTGGCTAATTTACGATTTATTTCTTTGAGGGTCATTTGCCAAATGCCTCTTTGGCTCTTGATGGTGAGGGTTGTATTCTCTTTGAACTCATCACAGGGATTCAGAGGAACACAACTACATCCCTTGCAGAAGTATGTGAGGCGTTCCGTTATCTCAAAGACCTCTCCCTTTTGGGTTTTGATATGGTCTTTGGGTTGGAAGTTTCTAAAGGTTGTTGGCTGCATTGTCAAGCGATTTTTGGAGTTTGTCAATGGTATCTTTCATCTCTTGGTTCTCAAGTTTGAGTTTGGCGTTTATCATTCTCGCTTCATTCAGGAATCGCATACTGCTACGCTCATAATCTATAAAGTAGTTCATCACCCTATCAACCTCCACAAGGTCAATAATCTTATTCACGAGATCGTTTTGCTCTTGGGTGGTTTCGGCATATTGAGCGCAATCATTCATCCAAATGAGGATAGCCCCCAAAAGCATCTGCTTTTCTCTAATATGTAGCTCGTTGAAGGTAGGGTCAGAAGGGAACATCCTCTTGTTGTTTGGGTTCGGGTAAGGTAATCAAATTTTTGTATCCGATTATGTATCCGACATTGTACTTGATAGACTGAAGGCGAATGGGTGAGTCAAGGGGTGTTGGTCTACCTCCTGTTTCTAACTCCTTCACCTTGCGGATGTGGATGTCGGTGAATATCCAGTCGGTTTCGTGCATTGTGTATCTCGCAATCACTACAAATTCATCACAACGGTTAACGAACTTACCGCCACCTTCAACATCACTCGCCATTGGTGGCATTGGATGGCCTTCGTATGGATGTCCTTTATAGTGAACCTTACGGAGTGCTTCAGTAACGGGGTGAGTATTTAGAATAACAGTTGCGTTGAACTTTTTGCAGAAGACTCGTATATGGCTTGTGGCTTCGTAATGGTATTCGTGAGTGCTTACCTTACCCAACTTCTTCTGATTTATCGTAAGTGAGTTATATGGGTCAATCATTACACCATCAAACTGGAACTCATCATAAATCTCCTCCATCGTTTCCAATAGTCCAAAGACATCGTAAAGGGTTTCGGGGTCAATGAAAGCAAAATGCGCTTGGACAAAATCGTATTTACGAGCGAAGGTTACATCATCAATGTATTGTATTTGCTTCCCACACAGGAACTCAATCAACTTTCGTTGGATGCTCTTGACATCGTTCTCCGATGAGTATACCAACCACTTCGTTCCGTTGTTTAGTGTGTGGAGGAGCATCAAGTAAAGCATCGTGTGGGTCTTACCGACATTGGCGTGACCCGTTACCACGATAAAGTTGCCCCTCTTGAACCGCAAATAGTCATCAATCTCCGAATGTCCAAACTTGGAAGCTTCGGGGATCAGACCTTTACGGGCTTTTTGGAGGTAGTCAAAGACATCTCCGTTTCTAATGAGTGAGGGGTGAGTCATAAAAACAAAGGAAAGAAAAAAACCCCACCGAAGTGGGGCTTAATTAGAATGGCATTGATGATTCTTGGAAGTGCGCTTGGTAGGATTCTCCTTGTGCGGATGCGCCAGTAACTACGGAGAGGTACTTGTCTACAAACGATGGGATGTCGGTGATTTGCATCTTGCCCGATGATACCAAGTCAATAGCACCTTTGAACACTACGCTACGAGCGATTTGTTCTGAATTGTCTTGCTTCATTCTTGGGGAGTTGTTAGAATAGTTAGAGTTGCTTGAGAAGTTGGATTGATCGCGTTGAATCTTGACTCCTCCGCGCTCGTTCTTTTCGTATTGGACATCATCACCCACCTTGTAGGCGGGAGTGGGAGATTTGGCGAGAGCCGTTCCTCCATCGTTGTTGTCAAATTGCACTTCAAGGATATGGAACTCTTTCCACATTCTTCCTGTGTCTTGGATGCTCGTAATTTTAGGCATTTACTTGGGGGTTTTGAATTGATTGAATTAAACGGTCTAATGAATCAAGATGATTCTGATGGGCTATGGATAGCTCTATCTCAAGGCTTACGATTCTTTCCTCAAGCCATTGGATGTACAACTTATCGTTCATCGGAATAGTTTGTTGAAGATGAAGTCTTGCGTGGCTAACTCCGCTTTCAAAACGGGATTGCTTACTGCCTCAAGGGCATCAATGCGCTTTTGCATTGCTTCAATACGAGCCTCTTGCATCTGAATGATGGACTCGTAAGACTGGGGTGATAGATTGTAATTCATAGTGTGTTGATTTGATTACTCAACAAACCTATGTTGAAAATCTTACTCTACCAAATCTCCGTTAAAAAAAAGTTTTGAGGTGTTCTTCTCCAGTTCGGGATTGTGAACGATGGTTAGTTTGGGAAAGTGTTTCTTGGTGTCATCTGCAATGCCTCCCCAATCTTTGAAGGCATCCATCCCAAACTTGACTGCCATAATGCAGTTGTCAATGTCGTAACCAAGATTGGTTTCCAACCTTACAGTTACCTGTTTAAAAGTAATTGGGTCGTATTGGTTGAGTTGATCTAATAACTCCGCCTTGAACTTATCCTTTGCCTTCTTACGCACTATCCAATGTTTGGATGCGTAGAAAGAGTTTAGGGAGGGGACTTTGCCTACCTCAAGGATGATAACCGCATCTTTCGGCAAAGTGGGGGTCAAGGTCATAGATTTGAGATAAGTACTCTTGCTCCTTCTTTAGAGCTTGTTGTCTTGCTTCGTAGGTTGATTCGCAGTTGGCGAATAGTTTGGCAGCCTCAAACAAGAGGTTGTCAATCTTCCTTTTCGTTGCTTTGTTTGTATAGTAATGCCATTCCATCGGATTTGTATTTTGCTGATGCATTGTGGAACTCAAAGTATTCAAGGTGGTTGGCTGACTTATGCGTTTGATGCTCCAATTCTCTTTGAAGGTGAGCGATGGCTTTCTTGATGTCTTGGGTGATTGGGTTGTTTGGCTTCTTACCAGCCCGAAGGAGATAGGTGATTGCCGTTCCCAAGTTGTAGTTGTCTTCTTGGAAGTCCAACACAACATCAAAAGCCTCTATGGACTTGTACTTACCGATGTAGTATTTAGGAGTCTTCTTGCTCATCGTCAGCAAAGGTATCCTTTTTTTGATTATCTACCTCATTTTGA